TCCAAGTCACGCCGTCGGTAGAAGTCTCCAAAAGGATGTGAAAACTGCCCGAGACACCCGGCAAAATGCCGATGGAGCCAGCGTAGATGTAGTTGTTGTTGCCGTAGTTGACGCTGATGTTGCCGTTTGGCGCAGACTGGACGCAAACCGTGTCGATGTCGTTGTCAAAAGCGTTGTTTGCCACGCCAGAGGACGCCGAATAGCCGCCCGTGGGCCGCTGCATCTGCCGATACAGCACGTTGAGCACATCATTGCCGCCAACAGGCAGCTTGTACTCGTACTGATCCGCTTTCAGGCCGTAGACCTTCTTGTCGATAGCCCAATATTGGATGCCGATGTTGATCAGGTTGCTCAGAAGGTAGAAAAGCGACTCTCGAGCGCTCAAAACCTGCTCGGAGGTCAGCTCTTCAGCCAGTTTTCCCGACCGGCGAGCGCCATGATCAATCAGCGTCTGCACGTTGATGACGGTTTGACCGACTGTTCCGCTGTACGCCATGTTTACCTCACCATCCCGGACAGTTCCAGCGCTTCATGGAGGCCCTAGAGCGGCTTCCCTTCTCGCTTTTCTCTGCGATAGACCCCATTCTCGCGCAAAAGGAGTCCCTACGGGCGCCTCCTTGAGGCTGAGGAGCCTTCAAATTGGACCCTGTCTCGCGGTTGTACTTGGCCCGACCCTTGGCAGTCAGTCCTGCGCCTTGATCAACCGGCATCTTCTCGCCGCGGCCAACGGCCAGACTTACTCCGCCTGATTTGAGCTTGACGGTTTTGGCTGACTGCTTGAAGGCTTCAGTCGTTGGCGCACCCGCGCTACCAGCTCGGCGCATTTTTTCGCCAGAGCCTTCAGCGATTCTTTCACGTTTTGCATTAATGTTTGCATACAAGCCACCATCCTTCATCTTTTTGGAATACAGCTTTTCCACAATTTCCAACCTTTGAGGTTTGGTTGTGGCTTGGCTGACAATCTTTAAACGCTCTGGTTTGCTCTTGCCCTCTTCATAGAACCCAGCCTTTTTTAAAGACTGGACTACTCCGCCATCTTTCATCTTTTTGTCGGCCTTGACAAACTCTTTGCCGACCTTTTGCGGCACACCACCAAAGCCACCCTTAGTATGGGCGGCGGCTTGCATCAAACGATGCTGGGCTGGTGATTTGCTTGGCATAATTAACCGTAAGATTTAACCATCTCAAGGACAATGGTGTAGAAGTCGCCGTTAGAAGCATCAGCAGTGCTGAACAATACATCACCAGTTTTGCCAGCGCCTGCGTTGTTAGTCAAACCGCCGAACTTTTCAAAATCAAATGTATATTCAGAATTTTGTGGCACACACCAGCAAAATACATCTGTGGTTGCATCCCAATAAATTTGTACTTCCAAGCCATGCGTTGAGGCATGAATCCTTGTAATAGTTACGCCAGTGCAGGCTCGGCCAGATGCACTTGATGTCAAAGCAGAAACATCTACCTTCAAAACTTTGCTTTCACCAGTACCGTCAGAAAGGTTGGTGAATTTCATGATTGCCATCCGCTCACCATCTATGAGCGTTTGACTTGCGACTGCATCGGCCATGACTTATTCCTTAAATTAAAAGCGGGGGCCGAAGCCCCCACCTTGGTTTAGCACTTGACCGCACCGCCGCGCTTCTTGGCAGGGGCAACAGTCACAGACTTCTCAGTCTTGGTGACGCTGCCCGAGGGCAGATCAGGCTTATCGCCCACTCCACCAAAGAAGCCCTTGATACGCTTGATGGCTCGCCCAGGAGCACCAAGAATGGTGTCGCGCATGGCTTCGTTCTCTTTCTTTTGGTCAGAGTAGAAACGGTCATACGCGCCTTTGGAAAGGTCAGCAATTTCTTGCTCTCGTTTGGTGATCGCGCCACCACCTTCGTACTTCTTGACCTTGCCACCCTTCTTGAAGGTGCCGGACAACGCATTAATGCTTACAGGGGCGGACGGCTTTTTCTGGCCTTGGGGCATCTTGACGACATTCCCAGAGTCATTGACCGCGCCACCCCTAGCAAACTTTTTTGCGGAGCCACCTTTCTTGTAGCCGCCAGCATTGCCCTTACGCACTTCGCCCGTCGTGGTGTTAGACACGCCAGCAGGAGTCGTAGAGACGTTGCCCTCGACACCACCGCCCTTGGCATACTTACGGATGTTGCCACCCTTTTTGTAGCCACCAGCGTTGCCCATACGGACTTCGCCAGTCTTGGCCGGAGAATGATCCGGCTTGGCAGTGTGCATCTTGGTGTTGCGGTACTCGCCACCTTGATTTTCGGTGTTGATGATGCCGCCAGCCTTGTAGCCGCCTTGACCCATAACCACGCCACCCGTGGCGCAAGTCATGCCGCCTGCTTTCATGCCCTTGTGGGCCTTACTAGCCGGCTTTGCAGCGTGCTTTTCCAGCTTCTTGTCCACGGTTTTAATCGCGGACATTTCAGCCTTGTGCATCGCAGGGGTCTCCATCTCGGCCTTGCCACCCTTTTTCATGGGGGGCATGGACACGGCGGGAGGAACAGCCATTGCGCGGCGACGAGCGGCCATTGAAGGACGCATCGGACGCTTTGCAGCCATCATCCCACCGCGGGCCGGAGCAGACATGGGAGCCATAGCGCCCATCATGCCGCCGTCAGCCTTCTTGACCGACCCGCCCTTTTTGAGCTTAAGCTCAACGGTGGGCTCGGTGGTCATCATCTTCACCATCGGTTTGAATTGACCCATGATTAACGCTCCTTCGCAACGAAGATGTAATCAACAGTCATTGTCTTGGCGACGGCTTCACCGTTCTGGATCGCAAACGAAACAGTCATATCTTCATCATCAGGCAAATTGGTGGTCACCGAAGTGCCGCCCAAAACGCCATTTGCAAAATACTGAATCGCAGACGCGCCATCGTAGTAAAAACCAAGACGGATGAAAGTATCATCAGCCATTGTAGCCACGCTAGAGGTCGTAGTTGCTGTGTTGTTCTTCTCAACCAACAGGCTTACCGAAGTAGAGCCATCGGCCTTAATGAAGAAAACACCATCCGTTACATCAAGGGGGGTAGCGTCTGTGATCTGAAGACCCATCACCACATCAGACTGAGTCGCTTCATTGACCTTGAAGCGTGCTTCAAAGAACAGTTTTTTGCCAGAAGCAAAGCGATATGACTCGCCTACTTTTTGCAAAGCAACAAGATCATTGTCTGCGGCTGTGTTGGTAAGCAGAAGTAGACCACCGTCGCCATCAGTCAAAGCCTGAGTAGCACCAGCCTGAGTCTCAGTTACCGTCCAATTTGCGGCCACATAGTAGTCGAAATCTTCATAGTAAGTATGAAACAAGGTTGGAGCAGGCATTGCCAGATCAGCAAACGGCGAATCCTCACCCACATTGGTAACACCATTTGGGAAGCGAGTTACTAGTAAATTTGCCATTGTCTTTTCTCCTTAAAGGAGTGGGAGCCGAAGCCCCCACTTTGATTAGACGCCGGGGGTACCGTACATCGCACGAGGATCGGTGAAGCCAACGTCGTAACGCTCGGTGGCCTTGTAGCGCATCGAGTCGGTTTCGAAGTCACCTTCCATCGTCTTCTCCAGACCACGGCGCATCATCAGCTTCATGCCTTCAGGCGCGTCGGTCTGAACCCACCAAGCGGTCGGGCTGGTCAGACGGGAGATAACAGCGGCACCTTCGTCCAGCAAGCCAATCGACTTGACGGGGTTGATGTCGTTGTTGGCGGTACCGGAGCGCAGCACGGACTTGAGCAGCACTTCGGCCTGGAAGACGTTGCCAGGAGCCACCACCAGTTGGCGGGGCACCAGACGGATCTTCTTGCCGTTGTTGTCCACAGCCTGACGGATCTGGATCAACATTTGCTCGAGCGAGGTCTGCGACAGGTTCGCGGCGGTGGTCAGCAGGTTGCTGAAGGTACCGTTCACGATGGGGTGCGAGGCGCTGTTCAGCGCGACACCGTCGCCACCAGCCGAAGCACCGCCGGTGAAGGCGTTGTTCAGCACGTTGGCGCACAGGGTCTCTTTGGTCTCAATCAGGGACTGAGCCAAGTGACGCGCATAGACCTGACCGATACGGATATGGTCGCCGTCCTCAACCAGCACTTTGGTCAGGGCGAAGGCGAGGCCATACACCGAGTACACATAGCGCTTGAGGAACAGCACGCCGCCCTGCTGATAGGTCACCGGGGTGCCATCAGGCAACTGGGGAGCAGCGCCAAAACCGTACAGGACGGGTTCTTCGTGATAGTTGCGGGGAATGCCTTCTTGTTGGCGGAACACGCGGCTCCACTCG